AGCGCAACAGGTAACCGACATAGCCATAAGGCTATAGATCTCTTATCTTAAGTCGCCGTGCCGTTTCAACTCCACCCCTTACATAAAAAGGAGACCAGACCGGAATTTCTTCCGTACTGAAGCTTTCAACGACCTCGGCAAGAATTCCTCGGAACCTCTCAGGACCCATTTTAGTTAACAGGATCTGACCTTTTACAAGCCGATTAAACAAGCAAGTAAAATGGGAGGATTTAACAGACTCCTGCCAGAAGTTATATAACTCATCTGACTTGGCCTGCCAGATCGATGAGGGAAAAGCTTCTTCCCTTTCAACCCTTTTTCCCCGAGCAAAACTCTCAGGAATGACAACGTTCATCATTCTCAAGCGCTCAGCGAGGGCCGAATAAAGCCATTTACCCCGGATAGGAATATCCAAACGGGGCTTAGGTATCTCGGGCACTGCCTGGGACCTTTGTCCTATGATTTTCTCCACATGATAATTTCCCGGTTTTATGACTTGATCAAAAACCTCAGCGTAAGCTTTGGTTTTCCGGAAAACACCATCATGAGTATATCTTTCGACTTCGACCCCAGGGGCTTCTTCCTGAGTAACTAGTAAAGGAAGAATCACCTTTGCACGCTCTTGAAAACTCAGAGCAGTGCAACCATCCCCTAACGGGAGTGGTGCGCATTTAAGTATATGCGCAAGGTAATGCGCCACCTTATTATCAATGTCCAAGTGCTCCACGCGTGACGTGCGTAAAGCTTTTATTCGGTTCTGCATGGTGATTGGTCTCCATTTAATTGGAACATAACAAGTTTTCTTAGTTATGACCATTCCCGCGAACTCCGCGACCATGTTGGATCGGATGGATTTCGATTCAGAAATAGGAATTTGGAGAAGACCTAGTAATTTTCTATATTCCAGAGCTACATCGTCATCACTGATGACGACATCGTCACCTAGAACACGGAAGGTATCACTTTTATTGCATGCAATTTCCGCGGTTCGCAACATCAAACCGTGAGTAAGAAACGCGACTGCGAATGAAGGATATAACCCAAGTGGTTGTCCTTTAGTCCAGGTTAGCTCACTAAGAGTTGACCCTGTATAATCTCGGATTTTCTTTGGGATTATCCAGACGCCGCGACTTGCCTTTCGGAAATATTCTGCGTACAAAGCCGGAACTCCTATCATATGAAGAACCCGCATCTGAAGTGTAAGCGGGATATGATTAGAAGCATCTGACAGGTCTACTGACTCAACAGTTTTTCCAGCGGCAATCTGGGCTTGCGCCCAAATCACGCCTTTCGACTGTTGATGTACACAATCCCATGGTAATTCTTTCAAAAGAGAAAAGATAGCATCTCCCAAGGGTTTTAGAGCAATCTGAACCACCCTTCTGGGATTTGCAATCCACCGTGCTTTGCATCCCGGTTCTTGGATGCAGGATATTCTCCCCATATCTTGGGGAATATCCAACCGAGGTTTGATAAAACGTAGTGG